GTTTTGTAAGCTAGATCAAAATTGGCTTTATTGAACTTAACTGTAGCAGCCTTGAGTGGGCTTTCGGGAACGATGTCCATCATGTGATCGATTTGTTTTTTATGCATATCAACAACGGCGTTTAGGTATGAGAACATAGGAAACTCCTTAAAGTTTTATTTATGCTGCGGTGCACAAAAGTTAAATTTTTTAAGAAAAAATTCGAAGATAAATATCTATTCAATCATCGAGGAACATCAAATGATATTTCGAAAAATTGCCGAATGGATCACGGGCAAAAAACGTGACGAAGAAAAACACATCTTAGACAAACTCAACGATCGCAAAGTTGAGCAGATGGAAGCTCCTTACAAAGTTGAACCACCTAAGACTGAACCATCTCATGTTGTAGTTTCTGAAATACCTGCAGTTGTAGCAGAAGTTCCTGCTGCAAAACCAGAACCAGTTAAATGTGGTTGTGGACGCAGCCCAACCGGATTCTGTGTAGGATTGCACAAACTAACTGCAGAAGAATGGTCTGTACATGCAGATAATCCCAGCAAAGTGGAACCTAAACCAGCAGAACCAGCTAAAAAACCTGCAGCCAAAAAACCTGCAGCCAAAAAAGCTCCAGCAAAGAAACCTGCAGCCAAAAAAGCTCCGGCTAAAAAGCCAGAACCTAAAAAAGCACCAGCTAAAAAACCTGCCGGTAAAAAGAAAGCCGATCCAGTAGTCCAGGCTGCACCAAAATCTTCTAAAACAAAAAAATCTAAAGTTTAATTAGATTAAAGTTTTATGAAACTCGTATAGTCTACGAGAAGCTAGATTTTTAGCCTTCGATTCGCACATAATATCAAACTGCGGTAAAAAACTCAAAGCCCAACAGTTGACTTCGTTATTCCAATAAAAGTCACTGTGGGCTCTTAGTTTTTGTTTCCGGTAACCAGACTCTGCTAGGGTCTTAAAATCGGGAAGCCGATCTCGGGGATGATCCACCAGGATGTCTTCTCGGGAGACACTATAATGCATAGCAGGACGAACACCACGCCAACTATCCACCACTCTTTTAACGCTGTCGCTAGTTGGGTCAATGTATACCCCTTCACGACACCAATGATGATGTATATCGAGCACAGTAGGAACAATGTCAGCAAGACTGAGACAATCATCCAATCCATAACTTATTTCCTCGTTTTCGACGGTAATGGTGTTACGGGCTTCTGTACTGAGTCGCGAATAGGCTTGTCGGATACCGGCTGGACCGGCTCTACCCGCGATGTGTACGTTGATTTTAAAGTCTTGAAATCTCTGGGCAAACCCCATCCAAGCGGCCATTGTAGCATGGTATTCAAACTCCTCTATACTACGTTCAACAATTTCAGGATTATCACTAGCAAGCACAGTGAACTGGCCAGGATGAAAGCTAAGCCGAACACCACAATCCCGAGCCAACCTTCCGACCTTGGCAAAAGCCCCTTCCGCATATCTCTTAACATCAGGAAGCTGCCAAAAGTAGCACCAGCTAGGCTCAGTATAAACAGGAAGAATGTCGCTTGAAAGACGTACCATCCGAAGTCCGTCATCTAACTCTCCTACTCGTTGAACCAACAGTCGCGTTGATTCGATATTGTGTTTCATTAAATCCCATAGTCGTTGTTCTGCAACCTCTCTTGTTTGTCTATTTAACCAGGCCACTGTAGTGGCCCCAGTATTGTACTTTTTACATTCATCCTTAGGACCGATACCATCAACTTGATCGGCTCGATCAATCCACTTACAAGCAAAACCAATTTTCATGTTTAATACTTTCGGTAATGATTCATAAACCGACGCCAAGCCGGTTGCCATTTCACACGTACATTACGAGGAGCATGACTGGCCAAATAGTGTAAATGTTGGCCTATTTTATATACTCTAGGCCATTTTAGTTTACGCCACAACTTGTCTCTATAATTTTCCTGCCAGTTCATTGCCCCCCGATAGTCGCCAGATTCACGTTGCCATTTCAGCCAACGCCCGCGATTACGATCTTGTGGACGAAATTTTAAGACGGATTTACGAGGTGTGCCCATACCAACCACTGTCGAAATGCTTTGTATACTTGTTCGGCTTCCTTGCTGTCAGCAGCAACTTGCTCACCGCGAACAAAGAATCCTTCTTGGGTGATACGTAGATATTCTTCGCCTTCGATATTGAATATGATATTTCCATTTGCCGCCATGGTTAGTACGGGTTTAACGTCTGAGTTATGAAATTTAAAATTGTACAGTACCGAATCCGGAATTTGTGCAATGGTTGGTACAATGGTTGGATTGCTCATACCAATATATTACAACATTAAACAAAAACAATCAACGGGCAATTTAACCAAAACTAATAACGTGTTCGTAATTTTTTCGAATTAGACTTTTATACATAAGGTTCTTGTGTACATAAAAATTCGAAAATCCAGCATCAGAAGAAAATTTAGCCAATTGTTTAAAATAGACCGCACGATGTATGTATGGACCATGTTTGGTCATTGAATTGTTTTTAATTTCATAAATCAAAGTTTGCCAATGATTTTTAAGTTTAAGATCATGTTCGTGATACTCTAAAAATATACTGGATCCTTCTTCGCCTTTGACCAGAGCAGGAAAACTGAATTCCCTTTCTTTGAAATCTTGATTTTTATAATCTTTTAGTGTTGTAATGACGATACCAGTTATCACCGATCTTAGATCTGATAAAAATGTTTTTTGTTCATCTTCGTGATCGAAGAATGTATAAAATTCGTCACCCGAAATAGCAGTTTCTACTGTACCAGATAATTCTGTCAAATTGTTAATTTTTTTTAATACAGGAACAGTTTTTTGGATTTCCTCAAATTCATTGTCACTGATCCCCATAACAAATATTTTACTAGCACGTGAAGTCAGTATCGCTGGGTTAAATCCAATGTAGAGTTCACTAGCAGGTCTGATATTGTAATGATTATAAACGTCGTTGAGTAACTGTACTTTTCGTGCAATTATTTCGCCACGTTTATGATTGGCTTTAAATGCTGATATCAGTATTGAATTATAAGAATTAAAGTTTTTCATCGCACAATTATTTAGTGCGTGACGGATTTTTTAACGGGGCAATTCTGCTAGGTCAGAATTTTTTAATAGTTTGTAGCATTTTTGTACAGCACAAGCCTGTATAATTGCATCATCTAAGGCATTGTGGTGTGCTTTACTGTTAAGTTTGCGTAATTCTGCTCTTGGATCATAGCTCAAAAACTTAAACAAAGTACGACTATCGCGTATTTGCCAATAGGACCAAGGAAAATGCATGCCGTAGCTACGATAAAGATTTTCTAAAATCACAATGTCAAACACCGGTCCTTGACACCAAATGTCGTTGACTCCGACCAAAAATTTAGTTAATTCAGTTAGACTATCTTTCACTGTAATACGGTCGTGCTCACTCATAGCATCGTCTTGCACTGCTTGTGGTTGTCGAAACCACCACAATAACGTGTCGTCGTTGACTTCTCGACCTTGTGCAATTTGTTCATCGACGTTGAGTTTATGATAGAGTTCGTCAGTGACGCCCACAGTATTGTGCGGATTAAACTTGACCGCAGCCAAGGTGAGAAGAACACTTTCTGGAGTCACACTTAAGGTCTCCAGGTCGATCATTACATCGGACATAATTTAATTTTAGTTAGGTTCTAGACGGGCGATACGTTGGCGTAATTCAGTGGTACTAAAATCATGTGGTCTTGAATTATACACAATCTCAATGCCACGTTCAATACAAATAGACCGACCAGTAAAGTCACGGTCTTGATACTCTACACCCAAAATACGACAATGGATAGGTAGTATTTTCATCAAGGTTTCGAGGTCACGTTCGGTATGATAAACTACAACCTCATCAACAAATCGTACACCGGCTAATTGAATTTGTCGCTCTACGATGCTCTGTACAGGAAAATTCTTTTCAGGTCGATCAATTGTGGGATCAATTTGCAATCCAGCAATTAGATAATCACAGTGAGTTCGTGCTTCAGCTAACATCGTAACATGGCCGGCATGCAGCAGGTCAAAGCTACTACAGGTAAAACCTATTCGCTTGCCTTTTACTTCGGCTAATTTATTGAATATCATTGTTCGGGCTCAATTCTAACTTGTAAAGGATATCCCTGTGATCTTGCCGCTAGTGTTACTTCAATGCCTTTTTGTTCAGCAAGTTCATAACTGTAGGTTGCCACTACAGAACTTCCCTGTTCGTGGATTTCTGTGGTTTTTTCCACAGCCCTTTCTTCGGTGTAACTAAAAAACTCAACAAGACTTTCCACTACAAATTCCATTGTAGTTTTGTCATCGTTAACAAAAACCACACGATAGAGCGGTGGTTCTTTGATGTGACTTTTGATACGGGTTTTTACTGCTTCGTTTGTTTTTGTTGGAGCTTCAGTTTCTACAGTCATTATAATCTCTTTAAAAAACAGCCCGAGACTGGCCCGGGCTGCAAACTAACCCATCAATCAACCATTGAACTTAATAGCAATTTTCTTAGGTTGTTTTTCTTCTGGAATGTAACGCTTAAGATGAATATTAAGCATACCTAGCTCCAGGGTGGCAGATTCTACCTCGACATATTCAGCGACAGTAAATTGCCTACGGAAATTGCGGCTAGCAATACCACGATGTAAGTAGCTTACATTTTCGTCGTCTTTGCGTTGCGAAGTTCCTTCCACGGTGAGCAGATTGCCATCCTTGGTAATAGATAGATCATCCATACCAAATCCAGCTACTGCCATGGTGATCATGTACTCGTCATCATTGAGCTGAGTGATGTTATATGGAGGATAACCACCACTAGCAGAGTTTGCAAATTGTCGATCCATTTGTTCAAATATGCGATCAAAACCTACAGATGCACGAGTAAAAGGGGCTAGATCAAAAGTTGTTAGTCTTGTCATTTTTTTCTCCTTAAATTAAGCAAGATTAAAAAACGTAGAGTTCAGTTGAACCTCTACAAACATATTTATACACGATCGCTATCCTATGTGTCAATTAAATTGAATACTCTACAAATCGCACACCGGCTTCTTTTATGGCCAATTCACAGACCGGACATGGTTTGGCTAATTGCAATTGACCATGGCTGTTACGTCGCTCGACTCGAATTTTGTAGGGATTTCCACGACACTTAATCAGTGCAGAAATTTCGGCATGTAAATACTGTCTTTCAGGATGCCCTGCTTGTTTGGCTAACCGAGCTTGATAGGGATGAGTTTTACTGTAACTGTTTTGCCCGATGCTGAGAACACGCCCACGACGATCGTAGACCGTAGCAGTGACTTTCTGTTTGGTAGTCATTTTGTGGTAAAAAAACAACAATTTTGAGTCATAAACGTATGATTTTACTGGATTTTTTAGCCAAAGTCAACCTATTTTTGTGGGTTTTTAGCAACACTTTTCGGTTGACCTAAATATTGACTTTTGCTATAATACTAACACTATGAAACGTCGCACTAGCACCCGCAAACGCCGCAACGACTGCAATCACGCAGTTTATGTGATCACCAATACTGTTACTCAAGAGCAGTATGTGGGCATCACTGTTGCTTCAGGTAACGTTCGTGCTGCTCTTCGAGTTCGTATGCAAAAGCATCTTCGTCGTGCATTGACCGAAAGCAAAGACTGGGCATTGTGCCGCAGCCTACGCGAGCATGGTGCTGAAGTTCATGTGTACGGTGTGTTAGAAATTGTGCGTGGTCGTCTAGCTGCCCATGCTCGTGAGCGTGAATTGATTCGGGTACATAATCCAATTTTGAATACTTTTTAAGTTCGCAGTACTCAAAACAAACCGCCCTTCGGGGCGGTTTTTCTTTAATGAATAACTCTGGATGAGTGGTTTATAGAATCTTGATCGAACATGCCGATAATTTGAGCTACTATATCGGGTACTTCGTCGGAATGATCAATTTCGTCTGGAAGTACTAACATTTTGAGTTTTCCATCAGGACCGATAATTATACCATAGTCCTTATCGGTCATATCAACATCATCATTGTTTTCAATTAAGTTTTCTAATTCTTGAAAGTTCATGGAAACTCCTTTTTAGTTCACAATTACGTTCGGACTTGCTGAAACTATTTCACCGCTGAAATCAACTCCGTCACCAGCAACTTTATCTCCCAGTCTGGCATGTAATCTGTTTGAAGTCACATCCGAAGATGATCCGACTATCACTGCATTATGTCCACAATCTAATTTGACTTTATCCCCAATTCGAGCTACCGGAAGATCGTTAGCTTTTACATCTGGTGATCCAGTTACAATTGTTCCATTAACTGTAGGGGATCCGTTATGCCCTTTACAAACACCAGTCACTCGATCGCCTAAACGTGCAGATCCTCTCATCAAGCACCGCCGAAAATAGGTTCTGTATTTTCAACAGGAATACCCAAGGACTTTGCTACCGATTGAAGACTACCAATATTGGAAGTGATTTGATTTTTAACTGCTCCAGTGGCTTCGGCAATTTTTTCATTTACCCCAGTTAATGCTCCCTTGACACCATCAATGGCCGAAGTAGCTTCACCGCCTTTTAAACTGTTAGCCAAACTTTGAGCTGCATTTCCGGTTAATGCTGATATACTACCAGTGGCACTGCCTGCAGCACCACTGACTGCACTACTGATTCCACCAGCTGCAGAACTTACTGCACCACTGACTGATCCAGATAGACCACTTACAGCACTGCTGATTCCACTGGCTGCGGAAGTTACTACGTTGCCAACTTGCCCGGCTGCGTTAGTTCCGATGGTTTTTACTGTCTCAGCAGCCGAACTAGCAGCCGATTTGATTTTGTCAACTGCTGAGGATGCACCAGCTGCAATGCTGTTAATTGCACTCATATTATTTTCGCAACTGGTTGCTAAAATACCGAAGCCAGTTGATGGAGCTACAATGTTTTTAAGTGAGGTTACTACATCATTGACTTTACCTTGTAATGTGGTAATCTGACCACCTACATCGGTTTTGATTTTGTCAAATATACCCTTGACCCCGTCGATTGCACTGTTAATTTTAGCGATAGCTGATGCAGTTAATGAAGAAATTTTAGAGAATAGCTTTTTTATAAGATTTGTTATTTGTCCGACTGCTTTACCGGCAGCCGAACTAATGTTACCAAATGCTTTTAACGCTTCGCTGACTCCTTTTTCTACCGCAGCAGCAGCCTTCTTTATTTCCCCGCCAAAAGTTGATCCAAGAGTGCCCAGCGAACTGCAACTATCGGTACAACTTTTACTTAATTTGTCCACATCGCCAGCTATGTCAGCGGCTTTGCTTTCCATCTCAGTAATAGCAGTTTGTAAAGTCCCAACGTCCATGATAAAATATTCCAGCTATCTGAAATATTTATCCTCAAATGATGATTTTATCTTTTGTTACAGTCTGAATCCCAGTTACTGTCTTGATGTAATGGTCACGCATACGAGGATCTACTTCGCAGAACATCATAACATGATTGCGGCTTAAACGAATCTTTTCACCATCTTTCATGCTAAAAAGACTCTGCATTAGTGCAATCCCTTGATTACTGGGCATTACTGTAGCTGGGCTAGTAATAGTATAGCTGGAATCATCGGATTCAACAATTCGAGCCACAACTTCGTCGCCATTGACTAATTTAAAGCAATATACCGTAGTAGGATCTGATTTTTCAATTAACATTTTTTTCCTTATAGTTCAAGTAGTTCTTCATCATTGACATTGCTGTCAAAATTACCAATTCGATAATCAACAATCTCGGCTTCTTGTGGTGCAACTTGTGTGCTTTCGCCTTCCAACCATTGATTCATCCAGGTAAACGGACTAGCAGTTTTTTCATATCGATTTTTAATTCCGATAGCTTTCATACGCTTACCAGCAATGTGTTCAATATAGCTTTTAAGCATTTCTTCGTTAAGACCCAGAATAGGACCATCTTTGAAAAGATACTTAGCCCATTGACGTTCTTGTTCGACCGCTTCTTCGAAAATTTCAGCGATCATTGGCTCAAGACGTTGTGCAATTTCAGTCATCTCAGGATCATCTTTACCACGTTGATAATTACGAATAATGTTCATGGTGATACCCATGTGTTGACTTTCATCGCGAGCAATCAACTTGATAATACGACCATTGCCGGTCATCTTGCCTAACTGTGCAAAGGCAAAACTACAGGCAAAGCTTACATAGAATCTAATAGCTTCTAATGCATAGACACTGACCAAAGCTAAAAAGAATTTTTCTTTTAATAAAGATAGATGTCCCTCACCTACTCGGTATTGTTCACTATAGCGAATGAAATCGTCGTAGTAACGAGTAACCGCTTCGGCACGACGCATAATTTCATGATCTTCAGCGATACTATCAAATACCTGTGTGGGATCATTGAAAATATTTTGAAGAATATATTGATAGCTACGAGCATGAATAGCCTCAAAGTACGACCAAGTGATAATACAAGGTTCTAGTTCAGGGCTGCTGACCCAAGGCAAGAAGGCTAGTAACGGACTTCGTTCCTGTACACTGTCAAGAAGGATTTGATAGCTGATATTTTTTGTGAAGATATGCCGCTCAGCTTGAGTGAGATCTTTAAAATCAGCGTGATCCTTGGTGAGATTAATTTCTTCAGGTTGCCAGAAAAAACTGTTTTGAGTTCGAGTTAGTTTTTCGAATATGGGATTTTTAATCTTGTCATACCGAGCTGATCCTAATTTTTCACCGAAAAACATATATTGACTGTTTGGATCAACGGCTTTGCTATTAAATACTGTCATTTTTCTGTTCCTTTAAATATTGTTGAAATTCGGTGTATCCACCAATATGAACATTGTCGACTAAAATCTGGGGCACGGCACGTGCATCAGGAAACAACATTGTAAAATCATCTCGAGAAATATATTCACCATCGAGATTTTTAGGTTGTCCGACATCTAACTCGATATAGTTATATTCTAATCCTCGAGTGCGACTTAGGGCTTTGGCCTGTTCGCAGAGAGTGCAACCAGGCTTTCCGTATACTGTAATCATTTTAATTCCTTATATTTTACAGGCATCGCAATCTGCTGGGTCTTCTTCTACCTCAACAGATTCGGGCACCGGCTCATCCTTGGCTTCTTCGAGACCCTTGGTATTAGCATAGTACAAAGTTTTGATGCCTAGCTTTGCTGCTAGTATAAAATGATTCATCAGTGCTTGTAAAGAAATTTTATCATCGGCAAAATGATCTGGATTATATGAAGTATTGGTGCTAATGCTCTGGCAAACAAACTTTTGGAATATGGCCATATTCTTAAGATAGCCATCAAAGTGTTCGGGTCTCATATCCCAAAGGTAATCATATTGATTCTTCAATCTAGCAGCTTCGGGTGCCACTTGTACAAAACTGGTATTCTTGTTGCTTTTCTCAGTAACTAGACTACGAATAGGTTCAATGCCGTTGGTAGCGTTACTCATAATGCTGCTGCTTTCGCTGGGCATCAATGCTAATAGTGTCGCATTGCGAACACCATACTTCTTCACACGCTCACGCAATGATTCCCAGTCAAGTTCTAGTCCTACCCCAACAATCTTATCTACTTCTTGACAATAGTTGTCAATCATGAGCTCACCGTCGGCATAGATAGTGTCTTTGAGTCCAGGAATGGCTCCACGCTCTTCGGCTAAGTCCACTGATGCTTTAAGTGCATAGTAGTACATAGCTTCGGCCAGTCGATGTGTGGCATCAAAGCCTGCTTGATCATTATAGGTCATGCCTTGCTTGGCCAACCAGTAGGCGTAGTTAATAACACCAATACCCAATGGACGGAATAGCATTGTGGCAATCTGTGCCTGTGGAATAGGATAATCTTGATAGTCAAGAAGTTCGTTCAAACCACGTACCAATAGGTTCATACGTTTTTCAAGATCCTGCAGATTACGCAGTGTACCAAGATTGATAGCACTTAGAGTACAGAGCTGTATCCATCCTTCAAAATCAATTCGTCCTTCCTGTACATCGATTGAATTACGAATTGGCCTTGTGGGCAGTGCAATTTCAGCACAGAGATTACTTTGGAAGATTGGCAGTTTGAAAGGACTGTGAGTGTTAACATGGTCAGCCATGAAACTGTAGATACGAGCAGTTTCCTGTCGCTCTTTCAAAAACAGTTCTAACAGTTCACGCCCAGGAACTTGTTTTTTACGCACATTGGGATCAGCTTCATATTTTTCATATAGACGTTCAAACTCGCTGCGATCACGTTTGAAGTAAGCCTCATACATGTCAGTGACATCATGTGGACTGAATAAGGTAATTGGCTTTTTAGCCAAGGCACGTTTTAGAAGATAAGTGTCCCATTGAATACCATAGTCAATCTTGCGAACACGATTATCTGGCGTGCCCTTATTATTTTTCAATACTACGATGTCTTCGATTTCAAGATGCCAAATTGGTGCATAGAGAGTCATAGCTGCATCACGAATGCCACCTTGACTGCAACATTTCAAACTGCTTTCAAATTTACGGTAGTAGTGTATGACTCCAGTATGACTGACTTCTCCACCGCGGATTCGACTCTTTACAGCACGAATTCGGCCGCCATTTACGCCAATTCCAGCACGTTTAGCACCGTATTTCATGATTGCAGTAGCAGCATCTCCGATGCTGTCTAAGTTGTCATCAATATCGATAAGCACACAACTGCTAAACTGCTTGGTACTGGTTCGAACACCGGCCAACACAGGAGTTGGCAAGCTGATTTGAAATTTTGTAATAGCATCGTAGAAATCCTTGACATAATTAAGTCTAGTTGCCCGAGGATAATTTTTAAACATCACAGCACCGATAAGCATAAAAGCATATTGCGGTGTTTCGTAAATTTGTCCTGTGGTTCGATCTTTAACTAGATACTTATCTATTGCCTGCTTAACTGCTGCAACAGTTAATCGATAATCTCTAGTATGATCAATAAAACTGTTGATACGATCCCATTCTTCATCACTGTAATAGCTAAGTAGATTAGGATCATAAACACGTCGACGAATATTTTCAGCGACTAGATCGCGTATATGAATAGGATCATACTGTTTCAATACTTTTTTCCTTAGGTGAAACAGTGCTAATCTAGCAGCCACATATTGATAATTATATTCTTGTTTGATTAGATCTTCTGCGGCTTTGGTCAGTATGTCGTGTATTTGTTCGGTAGTAATTCCGTCATAGATTTGAATATGACTCATCATTTCGATGTCACTGACAGAAGTATTTGCTAGATCTTCGGTGGCCCATTCTAGGACTTTATGGATTTTGTCAATGTCTAAAGGTTCGCGGCTACCATCTCTTTTAATTATTGATATTGTTTTATTCATTTTACCTCTTAGATTTCTATTAGTTCATTTGCGGGATATGTATGTATCAACTCAAAGCCACGATTAAAAGAATGTTTTTTTAATACAGTATTGAACTCTAAATTTAAGACATAGCCGCCAGGGTCTACACAAAAACAGTTCGCCGTTTCTTCACGGCAATGATTGTAATAAACTCTTATTTCGTATTGTGTTGTTTTATGATGTTCAGTGAATGCCCAAGTATAACACATTCCTAACGCTCGTGCTAGATCGCAGAAATCATTATTATAGATTAATTCCCAGGGGCCTGGCCAATTTTTTCTCGGTATTCGATCCAAATAGTGATCCACGTACGGTACACGACTCCAAAAAGCAGCATTCTTTTCTAATGCAGTTTCAATGTCGTAGTCGTTGAGACTTTGACGAAATAGTTTCCATTCAGCAAGACGTTCTTGCGGATGCAAGTTCCACATATTATCGATTTTTTAAATAAAGTATCTGATACTGCCTGTTAGTTCAGCATTGTATCCGGTTGATGTTGTGTTGTAATAAAGTCTAGGAAATCCCAAAAATACTCTAGGAAAAAGTGTAACACCGATATCAATGGGTTCAATGTAATCATCTGAGTAAAATACATTCGAGCCATCATATGATATTTTCATACTGCCAATTCGTGTACGATTATTTCTAACTACTTGATAATCAAGTATACAAGACTTTGCACTAGTTGAAAAACTTAGATCTGTATCGACACCGTCGGGATAGAGTATTGTTGTTCGTCCGTCGAGCAAAGGCTTGATGCCAGCAATGCTAAACTGTATTGGGCCATCGATATTTTCAACTAGTCGCTTAATATCACTGAATTCAGTTAATACTTCGGTATTTCCAATAGCTGGACTACCTTCGTCTAATGTTCCGTTACCGATAAACAGTAAACGACTATCTAAACACCAGCCTAATTCCCCCGGTGCTAACTGTGGAAGATCCTGTATTAATCCTCTTCGATTAGTTATTCTAGAAAGTTGAACAATGGCCATAACAATCCTCTTTTGATTATTTATCGCTGATGCGATAAAATTTTGCTACCCGATCCAGCCATTTTTCTGTATAGTGCTCAAACTCTTTCTCGTTAATAACCCAATGTTGAAACTCAAAATTTTGGCTACACATCAGAACAACACCAGTTTGAATATTGGTTTTGTGTACTTCGTTATGTGCTAGAGCATAGGCCACTAGTTGACAAAAATAATCCTCAATCCATTCTTTTTTCTTAGGCCGATTTGTCTGCTTAAAATCCAGTATAGCAGGCTGTCCTTGCCATACTCCTGCACAGTCTGTGGTACCAGCGTAAAGACCGGGATAATAAATCGGAACCTCTAGTCCCCAAAATTCGTCAACATTTTTCAAACCATCAGCAATAACTACCTCTGCCATACGACGACTTTGTTGACTGTAAGGATTAGTTCCAGCCGGCGACAATATGCCAGTTTTGACATAATCTTC